GCATAATTTCAGCTCTACCTCCGCTTTTTTGAACCATACCGTTTAACTGGTCTTTAGCTTCAGTAAGCGCGGCGCCAATGATAGCTTTAAATCCTTTTGCTTTAACTTTAATTTCAGTTAATCCGGCTTTTTTAAGGTCAATAACAGCAGATTCAATATCAGCCATTTTTTCTTTAAGCAAAGCTTCGATTTCTGCCTGTGTTTTGTAGCCTTTAGCTTCAATTTCAGTAACCAAGTCATTTTTACTTGATTCGAATTGTGCTTTGAATTTTTCGTCAACTTTACCTTCAAAATCTTTGAATCCTAAGTCAACTGCGTCTTTAATATCTTTTACGTCCATTTTTATTTAAATGATAAATTGTTAAATATTTCTTTTATTTGCTCTACTGTCGGCTCTACGATCAAAGTGTTGTCAATCAACGGCTCTTTAGTAAGTGACTTTAATATTGTTTCAAGCTCTCGCTTTGTGTTGTCATTGAAATCGAAATCATAAGCTTTAGATAGATAAATAAACGCTTCATCTATACTATTCATTTTCTTTACATCTTGAACCAAGCTCAAAGAATTGGCTGCCCAAGCAGTCAAAAATGAATACTCCCAAAGTTTATATTCCGTGATTATAGAACGATTCTTTTCATCACGTTTCATTACCTCATACCCAATTGAAAGTTCTGTATTTCTATTATTTTCTTTTTTGAATTTAATATGATTATACATTTCTTTACCATCGTTTATTGATTGGTCAAACTTAGTAACGGTTTTTAATCCATAACCATCTTTTGGATCAATCTCTAAAGGGATACCTACAGGTAAATTAGGGTTGTGATTTTTAAAAACTCCGATTCTGTGGAAATTCTCAGGCACAGTTTTTAAGAAACTGCCTTTTGCGCTTATATCTCCATCACTATCTTTTACATCGTAAACGTTAGCATAAGCGACTACAATCCCTTGTTTTTCGTCAAAGTCCTTTATCTCGTATGATATTTGTTTAAATTCCATGATGTAAATTTAGTGATAATCAAAACTTAACTAAAAAAAACCGTAACGATGTATTGGTATATTGGTATTTTTGTTATATTTGCTTAACTAAAATATTTAATTATGGATATACAAGAAGCAAAACGAACACTAAAGGATGAATTGACTTGTCGCCCTTTAGGAGATAAAAACTTACTAGAGGCTATTCGAATTGTTTTAGATTCTTTAGATATGAAGAATAAAACAATTTATCGTAGTGAGGTAAAAATAACTAAGGATTTTATAGATAATGTTGGTTTTTCTAAGGCTCATATAGAAAAAGATTTCATTATTAAATTCTTAACTGAAATACCTTTTGATAAATTAAAAGAGTTAGTAAACTTCAAAGAATTAGATTACGAAAACCAAGAGCTTTGTAATGAGGCAATAGACGATTGGAGCTACTATTTACAGAATAAAATAATGTATCTAAAATCAATAAAGTCAATCGAATTTAACGCAAGTGTAACAATATGAAACTAATATCAATGTGTGAATTTGTAGATTCACAAAAAGAAACACCTACATTCGACACGCCACAAATAGATTGGTATGACAAAGAAGTAGATAAACTTTATAAAATAAGAAAGTATTCTAAATTTATTCAACAACCTTTAAAACTATGCATGTTTGTTCCTGTAGACAAAAACGATAACATATTAACAGAACCTGTAAATTATTCAGCGTTTGAAGTGGGGATGTCTGGAAAAGAGTTTAACTTTAATTTTATTGATTGCCAAGAATATAAAGAATCGTTAGAAAATATCTTATTCGAAGGATTTGTGTTTTACAAAGATGATAACGAATCTTTTTCATTAGATTTAATAAATAGCGATGGATCTGAAACTTTCTGCTTTATGAAAAACGAAATAATAGAAGATTTATTAACTTTTGACTATTATTTTACATTAACTGAAACAGCAATTAAAAATATTTAATATGAACCAACAAGAAGCAATAGAAAAAATAATCAGCGAGCCAAAATTTTACATTGGCAAACTTCCGCAATCAACCGCATCGCATTTCGTTGCTAGTTATCGCAAAGGAATGAGCAAACAAAAAACAATTGACGAGTTTTTGCAGTTGTTTGGATACATCAAGGTAAAAGATGCCGAATACACACTACAATTAGAAGGTAAACCAAGTAATTTGAAAACGAAATAGATATGGAACGACATGAAGGATTAAAAGAACCGGAATACAGAAAAGTATCTTATTACGATGGGAACAAAACTAAGTATATAATCGAAAAAAGAAAGGGGAATAAATGGAAATATTGCTTTGGTGGAATAGATTATAAAGAAGCTAATCACTTTTTAGATCATCCGTATTTGATTGAATCACAAATGAAATCATTTAATATAACAGGGTATTGTATTTTGGCTTTTTTAGTAATTTCTATATTATATTTTGTGCTTAAGGATTAAAATAAGCATTCTTAATATCTGCAATTGATGGTCGTTTTACTTGATGTATTTCGACCATTTTTTCTTGCTTATTGCATTCGCATGAAGTCCACCATTGTAGATAACAAGTCCAATATTCTCCATTCCATCTTAATTGCCGTGCTGAATATTTCACTTCACAAAATTTATAAATTCCTTACTATTCCTATTCTTTCTAAAATGAACACCTCCAGATTGCAATAAAGTACGCATTTCAACTTTATCAAAGCTTCGTACTATTTCTTTTTTCTGATCCATGCAGTACAATAATATATCACTACCGTCTACATCCATAAATATTGATTCAGTCAATCCTGATTTAAATATACGCCTTGAAAAATCAACGTGTTCGTATTTACCAAGTCCATAATTCCAATCAAAACCGCCAATTGTATCAATACATTTACGAGTAACGTACAACATGCATCCGTTACCTAAAGTGTGATACTTGACGTTTCCGTTACGTTTAAATGCAGTTAAGAATGTAAAACAAAGGTGTTCTTTACCTGAATTAATATAGGGTAAATACCATTCATCGGATATTGGATAAGTGTCATCATCAAACAAAAATATATGATCGTATTTAGCTAATTCTAAGCATTTGTTTTTAACTGCAGGAATACCTGATCTTGTTTCAAGACGACATGAAGCATTACAATACGGAACATCAGAAGCATCATCAACAATAACTAATTGATAGTCGCAATTCGTGTGTTTCTTTATTCTATCCAGCACAATATTAAACGATGCTTCACGATTCCGCGTGGTTATACAAATGCTAATCATACACCCAAATTAAATTTATTCTGATTGTACTTTTTATTGAATATACGCACCTGATCGTCTGTTAATTCTTTTCGATCGGATGCATTAACGGTTTTTAATGTTGTAGAAACCAAGTGTTGTACAACTGAATTAACAACTAACATGGGTTCAACTCCAAACTCTTTGCATTGCTCGATCACAACATCGTCACTACAATAGAAATTCACATCTTCATCAAATCCGCCTATCTTCTCCCACAATGAACGCTCCATCATAAAACACCAACCGGACAAGTGTCTACCTGTTTGATCACCAATTGTATTCACTGTAATGTCTCTTTGTCTTGAATCTCTTGGTTCTTTTGGGCTTACTAATGGATGATTAGCCGATATTAAGGCAGTTAGCCAACCTGGTTTAAATAACAGATCATTATTAGCATGCATTACATAATGTGCCGAACCCTGTTTTATTCCAAAGTTTCCGTATGCGTTATAATTAAACGCGACATCAGGATAAATAGTTTTAGCATTACGATATGATACATTCTTTTGGCTTTCCACAACAATTACATTTATTTTAATCCCCTTTGATCCCGATATACAAGTGTTAATTGCGTTTTGGGTCATTAATTGTATTTGCCTGTTCTTAGCATACGAAATTATGACAACATCAACTACTGCAGGCTTTCTACTCTCAACAACATAAGGCGAATCTTCTTGCGCTACAGTTGTTTTCTCGTTGTAATCGTAGTGGTACAATACTCTGTTTATTTCGTACTGAGTTTTTAAATGTGGTTTTAATTGCTTTGAATAAGCCGAATCCTCACCGTTTTTAATATTTAAAAATGGAGCTTTTAAAGCCGCTTCTTTTTTAACGCAGCAGATATGATTTGGTAAACGATGGTAAGTATCGTTTGTGTTGTAATCTTTAGGATATTTATTTGAGTAATGGCATATTTTAGGAGCTTCACCATTAAGCGATACTGAAGCCTGAAATGTAATAACATCGGCTCCTGAATCAATTC